GCATCTGACCAGTACTGGGAGAATCCTCTCGGCTGGGTTAACAAGGGTGTCCTTGATTTCGGTGAGACTGTAGAAGATATCTTCGTTGATATCGCTAAGCCTCATCAGTTCGATCCTGCTGTTGCAGAAGACGAGTGGATGAAGAGAGAAGTTCCTGATGTTAAGGCAGTGTTCCACACTCTTAACTACACGAAGTTCTACAAGTCCACAATCCAGGATGTTGACATCCGTAAAGCTTTCACAAACGCTTCTGGCGTAGAGAGAATGATCGCTCAGGTCATCGGTTCTATGTACAAGGCTGCTCGTTACGATCTGTATCAGGCAACTCGTTACCTCATCGGTATCAACATGTACGATGGTTACATCACAGGTATCAAGGTAGCTGCTCCTACAACTACTGAAAACCTTGAGAACATCGTAGCTGTTGCAAGAGCTATCCGCTCTGAGCTTGAGTTCCCTTCAAGAAAGTACAACACTATGAAGGTTCTCAATGAGACTCCTGTTGAGAGACTGCGTTTCTTCATCTCTACAACTCTTAACGCTACTATGGACGTTAAGGTTCTCGCAAACGCATTCAACATGGACAAGGCTGAGTTCCTCGGCAAGAAGGTTGTTCTTCCGCCTTGGAAGGATCTCGATGTTGAGCGTCTTGACATGCTCTTCAACGGTGAGGAAGGCTACCACAGCTTCACAGAGGCTGAGCTTGAGGCACTCGACAACGTTGTTGCTTTCATCGTAGATGAGGAATGGTTCCAGTTCTACGATACATACATCGAGTCTCATACTTCTCCTGTAAACGGCGAAGGTCTCTACTACAACAACTGGTACCACATCCAGAAGATCCTTTCAGCTTCTCCGTTCCGTAACGCTATCATGCTTATCGGCACAGATCAGGCTGTAAGCTCAATCACTCTGAATGTAAGCGAAGTAACACTTCCTGTAGGTGCTAACTTCACAGCAATCGCTACAGTTGCTACAACTGGTTTCGCTCCTAAGACACTTAAGTGGACTTCCAGCGACGAAGACGTTGCTACTGTTGATGCTACTGGTTGCATCACAGCTGTTGCTGACGGTACTGCAACAATTACCGCTACATCAGACTTCGACAGCACTAAGACTGCTACGGTTTCCGTTACAGTTGGTGACGGCGAGTAAGAAACATTGGGGGCGGCGGCCTGAACAGCCGCTTGCCCTCTTTTTATAAGAAAGGAGCGCTATTATGGCAACTACAATTTACAATGGAAGTGTAACTCTCTTCAAGGGTGTTCCTTTCGATCCGACTTACAAAAATATTCTGTCTCCTCATAGCGTTAATGAGAAGTTTAATATACTCAAGGGACATTACACATACACAACTGTAGACAACATACAGGCTGTAAAGATCAACACAACAACAGGACATGGTTTCATTCGTCTTACAGTGAACTCTGCTGATGCTTACGACTACAACTACATGTACATCTCAGATGCAAAGCATGGTCTTTCATTATTCGCATTCATCAACGGATGTAATTACATCAATGATGGTCCTACAGATCCTAATCACGCGGCTTCTGGTTATAAGTGTGTTTACGAGTACAGCATTACAAAAGATATTGCTATGACTCATATCAACGCACTCAGTCAGTTCTTCCCTGCGACGATCATCAGACATACGTCTACTGACAACTTCAAGGATGGCAGACATCCTGAGACTGTATCACCTGCTATGTCTGTTTACACTAAAAAGAGTGTAAACTGGGAACTTGGAATGATCGGTTCGCATGACTGTCTGGCAGTTACGATGTTCAACTTTACGGGCCTCACAAACTACTCAGAATTCTACAACATTCCTAACGCATGTATAGCAATCGTCTACAAGAATGCTCATGATGCTGTTGTGGATCTTCATGACAGACTTTCACAGGCTCCTGGTGCTACAGTTCTTGGTCTGTATGTAATACCTACTTTCATGTATAACGGTGATCCGTCATCGATTCCTTCTACAGGATACAAGCTTGATGATGTAACACTTAAGGATACGGAAATTTTAACGATGTTTACAAAGTCTGGTATCAAGAACATAGTAAACTCAGGTAGTGGTGCTACTATTAAGAACAAGAAGTGCTACTACTTCCCGTTCACTAAGATCAAGCTTATCGGTAATGAAGGTTCTGTTGCAGAACTCAGACCTGAGTGCTTCAGAGGTGCTAACGTACGGTTCCATGTATTTATGTCGGGACTTTGTCCTGTAAGCATAACAGTTTCTCCTACGTCTGAATACAGAGAAAGTGATTACTCCTCAGATCCTACACCTGCATACCTCAGATGTGCATCAGGAAGTTATCCTATGGGTAACGGTGCTGTTGATTCCTACGCAGCTTACATTGGAGAACGTTACAGAATCCCTAACACAGGAATAAAGGGACTTGACAGAGTACTTCACGGATTGGAAGGTGCTGTTTTTGGTTCTGGAACCAGTCTTGCAGGTTCTGGACTTGGTGTTGCAGGAAGTGTAGGACGTGCAAGTGCAAGTGGTGTTGAGGGTGCTTCTGCTATGGCAGGTGGTGCTGGAGCTGCTGGAATGGCACTCAGCTTTGTAAACTCATACGGCAGTGATGTGATGACACAGGCTGCTATGGAAAACGCAGCAGATCCTATCATAGGTTCAGCTCCTTCTCCTAATGTAGATTACATTGTTGATAATAATGTAGATGTTAAAGTTCAGATTGAAAGTGTAACTCCTGAAGTTATGGCAGCCCTTGATGATTACTTTGAGAGATTCGGTTATTCACAGGGTGGCATTCTTGCTACACCTGACGTTGATGGTCGTAGCCGTTATGTTTACGTAAGAACAGGTAGTGAATGTATCAATTGTGATGACTGTAATTCAAATGAACTTTTGTTACTCAACAACATCTTCATGAACGGTGTTACAGTTTGGAAGTCACAGGCCATCGTAGGTGGTAAACTTACATACGGAAACAACGGCGGTGACACTATAGATGACATAACAGCAATCTAATGAAAGGAGGTTCACAAAATGGGCAAACCCTCAATCCGTTCCATTTACAGACAGTACGAGCCTGAGCTCTACGGTAGGATGAGACGTGGTAAGGACGACTACAACATTTTCAATCTTGAATATGCAAAGTGTTATTACTTCAATCTGCTCTACACGTTGGCTGTATCGGTTCCTACCTGGGAAAACCTCCCGTTGGAAGTCGACAAGGCGATCATGGAACGTATCCTCATTAATAACGGATCTGTCGTGTTCCACTACGACCCGATCCTTGGAAAATACTTAACCCTTGTTTTAGCAGAGGTTCAGAAGTACGACACTGACGGAAGACCGTTACTCTACTCTGCAACTACTCTGTTTGGAAATATAAGATACAGAGACCTCACACCTGAGAACTCAGTTATTGTATGGGATAACGTAACTCAGATTCCTACTCTTGCAAACATCGAGTTCTACGCTGGCAGACTTGCAAACCTTCGCCTTACGATCGATCAGTGTGTAAAGAATCTTAAAGTTCCTTACATCATAAGAACTACATCGAACAACAAGGCAGCTGTTGAGGGAATCCTCTCAGAAGTTTACAAGTTCAAACCTGCCATAGTCGAGGATGGTGTAGTCGATCTTGAGTGTCTCAAGGTCTACACCTTGACAGAGAATATTCCTGAATCCCTCGATGCTTCACGTGAAGAGTTCACAAACACCTTCAACGAGGCGCTCTCTTCCATAGGTATTGCAAATGTATCACAGGAGGAGTCCAAGCGTGAAAGAATGACAGAGTATGAGGTTGCTAAGACAGTTACAGGTTCGATGATCCAGCAGGAGTCACGTCTCAAGCCGAGACTTCAGGGTGCTGAGAGAATCAATGAACTGTATAAACTTGATCTTAAGGTAGCATTCACCAGAGTCATCACCGAGCTTGACGGTGTAGACGATGAATCGTATGATGAAGGAGGTGCAGGAGATGGCCAGATACACGATAAATCTGAGTGAAGTCTGTGAAGAGCTTACAGGTGTAAAGTTTAATGACCTTACTGGTAATGCCTTCGACAGAATTGACACTATTGCAAACGCAGCTGCTCCTCTTCTCTTCTCTGACAGAATAGACTTGCTGGACAACGGCGACGACAGAAACGATCTTGAGCGTATGATCCTTGAGCACTATTGGGAGTATGAAGTCTGCACGTATACACCGTCGGATTTTGTGCTTCGTCTCAATCGTAAGCTGAACGAGATCGCTCCTTATTACAACAAGAGGTACGAGAGCACATTGCTTGAGTTTCCTATTTTCGATGATGTCAAGTACGATGAAACTGGTGAAGACTCTGCTACCAACAACACGGAAGACAACACAACGGGACGTACTGTTAACTCTGGTACTGATACTACAACAGACCAGGAATCAGGAACGACAGGTGTTGTAAACGGCGGTTCGGATATAACAACCGACCAGGAGTCAGGTACAACTAAGCTTGTAAATTCCCACAACGACTCAACCACAACAGAAGGAACGCTGTCTGGTGAGAGTGTTGAGGATGCTTCTACAGGTAACATAGTTCCGATGAAGACTGAGTGGGATTACCAGAACGATACTCCTCAGAACAGTATCTCTGGTATTACAGAAGGTGATTACCTTACTAAGTATTCTAAGCACACAACAAATATGGGTAACAGCAATATCAGTAACAACCCTGGCAGTGCTACGGATATGAACGGTAACTCTTACGACCACGACACTTCCATCTCAGGAACTAACGGTGGTACTATTACAAAGAACCAGACTCACACAGCTTCCAAGACAACTGGCAGTGAGACCAACAACGGTGGACATACTGATACCACTACACACGGAAAGGGTAATCAGTCTACTTTACAGCATGGTCACACTTCAACTACAAGTCATGGCAGAGGTAATCTTAACACATTACTTCACGGCCATCAGATTGACAGCACAGGCAACAAGACTTCTGATTTCACACACGATGGTGACTACTCTAAGCATGTAGAGGGTAAGTTAAACTCAGGTAGAAGCTACTCTGAGATGCTCAACCTTTACAGGTCAACGATGATCAACATCTATCAGGAGATCATAGATGAACTCAAAGAGTTGTTCTTCATTATATACTAAGAAAGGATGGTAATTGTATGAAAAAACTTCCTCCTATCATCCCTGTAAGGGAGATACCTGAAACCTTCAGCAATGAGATGTCTCCTATCGAATGGCTTGCGAAGCTCACTAAGGCTTACAACGACATCGCAGCCAGTGTGTGGGATATCACAGTTGATAAGGATCACCACAATATCACGATTAAAGAAAGGGGTGTTGAATAATGAGCCAGTATTTCCTTGATAATCTTACATTCGGAAACGACACATTCGATCTGCATGATACTGAGGCGCGTCAGTTGATCGCCAACAACACGCAGAACATCACAGCCCTTTCCGCACGTGTAACACAGAATGCTAACGACATCGATGCACTTGAGGCGACTACAGCGGAACTCCGTGAAGACCTGGATTCAGTAGAAGACAGAGTTACAGTCAACGAAGGCGAGATCGATGCTCTCAAAACCAGAACTACTTCCCTCGAAGGAAGAATGAACTCTGCTGAGACAAGGCTTGACGGTCACGACACTGACATAGCTTCTCTCCAGAACAGAATGACTGCTGCTGAGGAAGACATCGATCTTCTTGAAACAAGAATGCTTGATGCTGAAACAGACATCGATGCTCTTGAGGATCGCATGGACGGAGTAGAGCAGAAGAACACAGAACAGGACGCTGCTATCGATGACCTCGATGACAGAGTTACTCAGAACACAGCTGACATCGTAGACATCAAAGACGACATTGAGGATATCCAGGAAGACATCCAGGACCTTGACGATCGTATCACAGCTTCTACTTACGAGGCTGGTATCGGTATCTACTTCGGTCAGGGTGAGCATCACACAAACATCAACGTAGAGGATGAGCTGCTTGATCAGATCAACCAGAACACGTTGGATATCGATATCCTTAAGAACAGAACTCTTCCTACAGGCGGAGCTGCTGGTAAGGTTCTTAAGAAAGTAAGTTCTACAGATTATGATGTAGAGTGGGCTGATGATGAACTCGGTACTCTCATATATCATAAGGAAGGTAGTGACATCATCTTCGATGATACAGCACTCCTTAAGAACTTCACAAAGAACATGATCGGTCACAGCATGGATTTCAATTTGGTAGACGGTCGTAGAGTTTACGCTATGTATCCTCAGGAAACACTTGACGGTGCTGGTGTAAGAAGACTCAAGTCTACACAGACTGTAGATCTTAACGATCTCTACTCTACTTCAATGACACCTGCTGACAACCAGTACAGAGGAACATTGTTACTTTCTGGTGCTTCACAGTATCTGCTTAACGCACCTTCTGGTTTGCAGACAGAAGCTTATGCTACATCAGGAGAGTACGGTGGTGTAGTAACTGAGAACTGGATCAAGGTTCTTGTTTACAACCAGGATAACGCATATGCTAACATTCTGGATGTAGATCCTGTAGTACCTGGTCAGGTTTCTATGCAGACAAGACTTTCAGTTCAGAAGGTATTCGACCTCATTGGCGGTGACGTTTACTACCGTTACTACGATTGGCAGAATATCGAAGATCCTTCGAATCCTGGTACTCTTATCCGTAAGGGTTGGTCTGCTTGGAAGAAGCTTACAGGCGGTGGCAGTGGTGGTGCTTCTGCACTCAACGACCTTACAGATGTAACTATTACATCTCCTGCTGCTGGTCAGAAGCTTGCTTACAACGGAACTGCCTGGGTAAACGACAACGGTAACATTCCTGTTTACACAAGCTCGAACATCAGCTCTTTCGTAGCTCCTACTGGAACTGCTAAATTCATATTCGATAGCCTTGACTACACAGATCTTCCTAACGCAGCTCTTGCTTACATGCCGATTGAGATTTCAACATCTGTAGTTGGAAATTATATAGCTGAAGTAGAGCAGACAGTTGAAGACGGCGTTGTTCAGAAGAGAGTTGTGTTCTACGAGCCTAACGATAATGATCCTTGGCATTACCGTCTTGAGAGAGCAAGGTTCAAGTGGGACAATACTGACAGTGCTTGGGCATGTGAAGCTGTATGTGCAGGCAACATCCTTACAACTGCTAACGGTATTACAATAACAGGCGGCGGCTACATCTATCTCGTATCCAACGGAATCATAAACGGTCTTATCGTAACTCCTTATGTAAATACAGTAGATGTATTTGCTATGCAGGTTGATGCAATGGCACACAGACCTGTTAAGAGAACACCTTGCGGTATTGACGGTGGTTGGTCTGTAGAGCCTAACCCTGACACAGGAAACGACTGCATTAAGGTTTATGCGGACTTCATTTATGTAGAAACTGGTGGAAATTTCAAGACATGTAATCTTGTGTTCGACGGACTTTCTGAGGGTGCGAGAACACTGCTTATAATCAGCAGCACTATAAAGACTATCTCAGCAACATAATGAAAGGAGGCCTCTACTATGGCAGATAACAGAGAATATGAGGAAGGTACCATTTACGAAGCTGGTGTAGGCATCTACTTCAGTGACGGTGAGGACCATACCAATATCAATGTAGAGGATGAAGTCCTTGCACAGATAAACCAGAATACTGAAGATATAGAGGCACTCGACACCCGTATGACAACGGCGGAGGGTAACATCTCCGCCCTTGACGGGCGTCTCACTACAGCAGAAGGTGACATCGATGCACTTGAAGGCAGAATGACTACAGCTGAGGGAGATATCGATGCTGTAGAATTAAGAGTCACAGCGATTGAGAACAACCCTACTACTGTAGACGTTGGTACTACTACAACAGGAGCAGAGGGAACTCAGGCAAGCGTTACGAATAGTGGTACTACTCACAATGCTGTTTTCAACTTTACTATACCGAAAGGAGATACAGGAGCAACTGGTGCAACTGGTCCTCAGGGCCCGACAGGTCCTGCTGGTCCTGGTGTGGCTGCTGGCGGTACTGCAGGTCAGGTGTTAAGTAAGGTTGATGGTACAGATTACAACACTCAGTGGATTAACCCTCCGAGTGGTGGTATCGAGTGGGAAGATGTAGATTACGCAGAAGTGAAAACTATTCCTACAGAAAGTTTCTACTGGCACATTCCTGAACCTGGAAAGAAAGCACCTTCATCAAGTAACCTTACATTGATGCCTTTCCTGTTTGAAGTAGCAGGACGTGGATCACAGTCACTCGGTGGTGACATATTCTTCAAGCGTGAATATTATGATACCACAAACTACATGGATACATTTGTATTTGTTCCGTCAACTGCAAACGTAGATGCTTTTATAATGACACGTTACAAGGGTAGTCTGTGGAAGTGTGAACCGTATTGTTTGTTCTCTTTCTACAGCACAGGAACGTTCAATAGTACTACGCAGAAATACACGTTTGCAGCTTCAAATATTACACTTGAGAATGTAACTGGTACTCAGAAAGCTGTTCTTAAATGGATCGGTTACATAATCTACAACGAGATTGGTAACCTTGATATCTACGGAAAACTTAAAGGTAATGGCTCACAGTGGGGTAACCTCAACGACGGAGGGCCTGCCTACATAAAGGTTTCTTCGTATGTTAAAGGCACCTCAGATTACACTAATACAGGATTCAACCTGTACGCAACATGGGTAGGATCTGGTTCCTCAGATATATACATGGTATTAATGTATCTCACAGGTTTCAACTCAACAGCCAGTGTAGTATACAGAACAATAGTAACAGCATAAAATAACAAGACCCCTCTTCGGAGGGGCCTTTTTGTATTATTTTGTATTGTCTATAAAATACTTAACTGTCTCACCTGTATCATTATCCTGATAGTAACACTGGTTGTTGTTGAGCAGTGTAAGGATTATCTTGTCAAGCTGGAACTGAGGGTTGAAACCTATCCTGAAGTTCGGCTCATCCATTCTCTCAATGTCCCATGTCTCAAAGTACTCGTAGTCGTCCTTATGTCTTACAGGAGTAGTCTTCTTGTGGAAGTAGATCATTGTCATTCCTGACTCTGTAGCCAGAATATCTCCCTGTATTACTTTATCTCCGTGATGGATGAAGAACGACATATGAGTTCTGTTCTTGTACTTCCTGTACTTCTTAGGCAGCGTAGGGTAGTCTGCTGTCTCCCATGTACCCTTTGTGATCATGTTGGCATCAGAGTCATCGATCTCAAAGTACTTAGACGATTCGATGCTTACATCATCAGAGTCTTTACAGTACTCAAGAGCCATCTTACCGCCTGACTTGAACTTGTAGACTACGATACTTCCCTGTTCTATCTTGTCGATGTCGATCTTGTACTTGTCGAAGTAGATACTGTTCTTGGAAATTGTGTTGGCTATCATGTAAATGATAACATCACCACGTTCACGGACGATAGTCGAAACGAGGTTCTGCCAGAGCTTCCACTCTCCAGGGATGTAACCTCTCTCGGCCTTCATCGGGATGAACTCGTCGAAGAGTATCATCTTGATATCAAGGTAGTCAGGACCCTTGTAGGCTTCACATCTGTTGATTGCGAAAGCATAAGCTACAGGGTTCTTCATCTTCTCTTCTACTTCATGGTCATCGTTGAGGCGTCTGAGGTACCATTTTCCTCTGTAATAGTAGATGTCATTCCACTTACCTTTTGTGTACCATGAAAGCCATCCGTTACCGATGCATCCCTTGAAGAGATCCACCTGCATTGCCTTAAGGTCTGAGTCGTAACGTCTTATGTAAGCGAAGGCGTCTGTGTAGTTTGAATCGATGAAACGTTTTACACCATCGAAAGTGGCTGTGGGATACGTTTTACCGTTTGAACGGCGGCCGACGATCATGTTGATGTCACACCCCTTTGAGTTGATCAGTTCGTTGTTCCTTTTCTTGAGGACCGATCCGTATTCATTACAGATCGATCTGTCGTCGAAATCAATACGCTTTGCCATGTTAATCATAGCTCCTTTCTGTTTTCATACCAAGCAGGTAATCTATAAATGCTTTATCTCTGCTGAACTCGAAGCCGATACTGCTCATGTGAACATAGCTGCGCTCAGAGAAATAAGCTGTGTTTCCTAAATAATCTGTGATGTAACCCTCACAAGGTCCGTCAACGTAAGTGAGGAGAAGCTTGTTGGTTTCATCTGGTGTTACAACCATCTCGTTCTTGAAAGCATCGAAGATACCATCTTCACCATAGCGTTCTACGAGTTTGTTGATAGTCTTTACGATGTGGTCATTGTCGTCCAGTTCTCCTGTGTTCTTCGGAAGACCAGCAACTGTGAGGCTGTGGCCTTTCTTCTTCTGGTAAGTGAGGTAACGCTTTGCTCCAAGTGACTTGAACTTTAGGTAAGGATCTTTCTTGGTTTCCCAGTCCCACACGCCAAGAGGATGTGAGTTACCGTTCTTGTCAAGAGGAGAAATCTCTGCAGGATCGATACCGTAATGTGTGAGTGTGTTCTCAAGACATTTAACGATCCATGTGTTGTAGTTGTTGAAATATGTCATGTGATCTTCGATGTTAATGCACTTTATGGAGTCTGTATCTGAGTAAATGTAGTCATCACAGAACTCCAGAAGACCAGAGTAGAGGTTTGCACGGCTGTAAGCTGTACAGAAAACACCCCATATGTATGAAAGAAAACGCGATTTTGAGTGATTGTAATCGTCAATAAGGGTTGAAATTCCTGCAAAATCGTGCTTTTTACTGTCCCATTCCTGTAAGTCATTGTAAATGATGTCATCACGGCAGATGTCAGTCACGCACATTCCGTAGAGTGCATTCAGCATTCCCTTAGCCCACTGGTACTCGGCTTCCTTTCCAGGGATGTCCTTGAGCTCTGTCTTCAGCTTGTAGAAGTGTAAGATACACTCAATGAAAGGCTTAGGAAGGTAGTCTGCCTTGTAGGTCCACATTGTGGTTACTTCATAATCGAAGTCATAGAACATCGAGATCGACTCGAAGTCTACATTGGTAATAGTAGTGTAAACATCTGTGTAAGCCATAACAACACGGCCATTGTTTACGATAACATCATGCTTGCTGAGCTTCTCTGTGTGAGCTTCATCAGCATAGCACTTTGAGAGTGAAATAATGTTGTCAGGCACATTGTCCTTTGCTCTCAGGTTGATGAACTTTATCTTAAAGATGGATACCAGCTTGTTGGAGTTGTAGTACTTGAGGAACTCCTTCTTGCTGGTGATGTTGTGTTTGTGACCCTTTCCCATCGGGTACTTGAAAGCGATGAGTGATGAAGGGTATGATGATGTAAAGTCTATACTGTGAATTGACTTGATGTATTTGTTACGGATTGTATCACCTACAGAGAGTGTTTCATCAATGTAGAAAGGATTTCCGTGTGTGAAACCACCTGTGAATGCTTCGTGTGCTAAGAGATACTCATCAGGCTCAAGTGTGAGAGTCTTGATGATCTTCTTGTATGCCTTTGATACATTCTCATCTGCATTGTAGAGAGTGTAGCGGCGCACATACTGTCTTACATATGATGTCTTTGTAAGAAGGATCGCTGCGATGGAACCTTCGGCTTCTATCTTCTCCTGGATGTAAGCCATGATAACACGTACATCCATTTCACAGTAGTTGAGCTCTGTCTGTGTGAGAGGGGTGTCTGAGTGTCTGATCTTCTTGTAATCATACTGACCTACGAGCTTCTTACATTTGTAAGTGAGGAGATTCTCACCGATCTTCTCAAGGCTGTAACCTGAGAGGATGTAAGAACATCTGAACTCAATACCAAGTGTTGTAAGTGCTGCTACAGGTCTACGTTCATCGAGGGAGAAAACGTATTCCCATTCGAAGTACTTACGCATGAACTGAAACTCGAAGGCTTCGTTCTCAATGAAGATCACTATGCGTCTGTTTGCGTTTGTGTCGTAGAAGAGGGCGAGTCTTTCGATAAGATCTACGAACTCGTCCCATGTTCTACCCATGAACACCTGTCCGTCGATCCCGAACTGCCACTGATACATGAAGGCAACCTTGTCTCCTCCGATCTCTGTTGATGTAGTCTCGATATCGAACGCTACAGGACAGTTCAGGTATTTAATTGGAGCGTCCTCGTACTTCTTCTTTGAAGTACAGAACGTAACGAAATTGCAATTGTTCATAAGAACTCTTTCAATGTCGTCAACTTCATAAATTGGAGCAATGCCTGCTTCAGGCACGTGTCCCAGCCATTTTCCTGTAGCCATGATAATCCCTCGGTTCTGTTTATGTATTCAATCTGAACGGTGACGGTGATGTGTTGATCTCTCCTTCTGCTGCTCCGAACTCCTTATCGTATGCTGCGTTGACCATCGCTTCCCAATCTGCGCTCCTCTGTTTCGTGATACGTTTGCCATTTCTGGCTGAGAAATAATTAGCAAGGAGCTTCTGAAGTTCCTTACTATCAAGACCGTTGTTCTCGATCATATCTCTCTGCTCATCATAGAGTTCCCAAAACTTACGCTTGGATTCAATTGATGAGTCTCTGTAAGCATCTCCTACACGTTCGTTCGTGTCAGCTTCAAACTTCTTCATACCTGCCAGCGTACCAGTTGATGATGACTGGTAGTTCTGATACTCGAAGATCTCACCCATGAGACGCTGTTTCTCAGTTATCTTAGTGGCCTGCTTCTTAGCCTTGGCTGAGGGGGCTGCGTTGATGTGAGGCATCTGAGGGACTATACCAGATTTAATAGCTTTGGCAAGTCCCAGTGTAGCAGGTGTCTCATTGTAACCACCCTTCTGAAGTTTCCTCAGGTTTCTTGTTACGTTGTCTCTTAGGAGTTTCTTTACTGACTTAAGCTCGGCCTCTGTCATGTGCTGAAGTTCGACATAAGAATACGTCTTCTTCGCAACTCTGTAAGGTTTATTTGCCATAGTTCTCAATCCTTTCTAAGTAGTCTTTGACTCCCTTGAACTTGGCTTTCTTAAGAGAACGTGAGACATAGTTCTTAACTGTGTTAAGCTCCATTCCGAAGAAGTCGGCCATGTCCTTGTAGATATCCTCTACTGCCATTTCTGAGTGACAGTACACTGCGATATACATCAGAAGATTCCAGTGAGGATCATCTCTTGGAATCCCCAGATCCTGTATTATGATGTAACGACTCATTGATTTTCCTCCTCATCGCTGCTTTAATGATGTACCAGATCTGTTCCCAGTAACTTACTTTTCTGTATCCCATACCTTAAACCTCGCAATCGTAATGTGTTTGTTATCCTGATTACATGTGTAAAGGGTTATGCAATCAGTGTGATTCTTGTTAACGAATGAACCATCTGAGTATCTTGGCCACTCCAGAGGGAATGTAGAACCGAGATATTCAACGTTCTGTTCGATGTATGTCCCGTTAGGATCAATGTACTCAAGAACATAGTGTTTTGTAGGTTTATCAGGGTATTCTATGTAGAGGTCAGAACCAATAGGAAGAGTTTTGATCGCATTGAAACCCTGGTTTGTGTGGTCTGCTATCATCGGTGAATCATCGAAGAGTGATGCCCAGAAGAGATCTTCAGGATGATAAGGAACATAGCAGGCTGTGTTAGGCATATCACAGATGGATTGCATGGTGTGATTAGAATCTTCACGCTGAAGAGCTACTGATATGTTAGCATCTGGGATATAAAGATGTCCATCACTACCATAAGTGACTGTAGGATCTGCGATAGGCGGTTCTGCTTCCTGTACTATGATCGGCAGATCTTTGACAGGTTCCTCAGGAGTATCAGCGGGACCCGTTACTGTGAGCCCCGCGATAAGGATGTATATGATTTTTAAGATGAGTTCTCTGATTATATCCATGATCTATTATCTCCTTTCAGTTCGTAATTGAGAAGGTCTCTTCCTACATTATAAGGATGATGTCTGAATGAATCAAGTGAGTTTGTGTAAAGATAGTGGAATGTGTGCTCGCTGATGTCGTAGTACAGATCGAAATCACCGTACTGTACATCCTTATACATAATGTGTGAGAGATACATTGACTTGAAGAGTGCCATGTAGTGCTTCTCGTATGCTCCTGCGTAAGGACCGAGCGGGTTCTGCTGAGCGAACTCTTCAGCGATGTGATAGATTGAGACATCAAGCTCATCTGAAAGCTTGTCTCTGAGAACTGAGTAGTGATCATCACCATAACGGTGGATCAGTTTGTCGATGTCCTGGATCTCGCAATAGGTTCTGTACATTACCTTGAACTT